TATCATAACTTTTGTAGTTTTTCCTGAAGATATCGTAGGATACACAGAGCTAAAGAACTGTTCTGCAACATTAGAAGGAACATATGCAAACTCATCTAAGAATATGATGTTGTATGAACCACCCCTGACTGCACTAGCAGATGTAGATGATGCAAGTATCTTAGAACCATTCTCTAATTCAAGAGAACCTTTGTTCCAAGACATCACTCCTTGTTGTAACCATTTTGGTAAATGTTCGTATGCAAGTTGTAGTCTTGATAATAAATCTCTCGCAGTTGCAGCTTTATTTGCAAGGATTGCTATGTTGACACTATCGTTAAATAGTGCGTAGTGTAATAGATAGGATACCATAACAGTAGATTTACCAGACTGTCTAGGTAGTTTACAGATAGTAAAACGATTACTATGAAACGTACCAACCATCTCTTTTTGGAATGGGTACATCTTAAAAGGTATAAGACCTTCATCTAGAGAAACAATTCGTACATAGTTCTCTATGAAATACTGTGGGTCTTCCATACACTTTGCATACTCAGAGAGTTGGTCGTTAGTCCACTCCTGAGATATGTTTGCTTTCTTGAGGTTTGGATTGCCTAGATATTGATTATTCTCTGTCATTTTTTATAGCTTCTATATCTTCACGATTTTTAATAATGTGTTTATTTTGATTACTATCAATAAGAGCTTGTAGTTTTTCTGCTTTTTCTTTTTCGGTATCTAGATGTACGTCATTCTTTATAACCTTTTCAAGTTTTAAAGTTGCAATTCTTTCGTTTGGTACAAATCTCCAAAGATATCCTTTATCAGAGTATATACCAAAAACTGTTTCAGACATTCCAATACTTACGATTATTGCGTCTGCACCATCTAATATCACATGGTCGCCTGCATTAAATGCTTTATTCATTTTAAACTTCATACCTTTTGCAATACCAGTTGCCATATCCTTTACCCAGATTGCAACAATTAAACTAATAAGTATTCCAATCCACGGCAGTAGAAAGTCTGTTAATTGCATGGTTTGTTCGTCAAGCATCTTTTTTTCCTTTTAACATTTTTTGTAATTCAGCAGTTGAACCTACGAATAACGCATTGGTTACATTCTTTGGTGCGTTGTTAGGAACGTCTTTTAGTTTCTTCATCTTTGCTTGTAAATCACCAAGTTTCTCTGTGACCTCTGCAACTGATTTGATTAGTTGTCCAGCCACTTCGTATGTTCTTGGGTGTTCACTCTCTCTTGCAATATCTAGAATACCATCTATCGCATCTTGACCTCGTTCTATAAGACTGTAGAAGTTTTGTCTTTGATATGCATAGTCTTTGTCAATATCGTCATCACCAACAGGAACTACTACTGGTTCTTTTTTGACAACTGGATTAACAACTTCTTCGACAACACCAAAAGCATTATTTAAAATATCTGTAGAGTCCTTCACTATTCATCACTTCCTGTTTTTGGATTAAAGGTTTTAGCATCTTCAAAGAAAGATGTTGATTCATTAAATCCAAAATCATCATCTGCATCAGCAGATGCTGGTGAAGGTGTAACAGTATACCTTTGTTCACGTTTAGGTGATTGGTCTGGTAAGTCTGTATACTGGTCAACTTGAACAGTCTTAATAACACTTGTAGAAGTAACAGGGCCATATAGATAGAATTTTGCAGTAAATGTCATAGTGTATATGATTGCACGTCTTTCTGTAAAGTCACCTTGATAATTATCTTCATAACTTACATCATTAAGAATGATGGGAACATCTCTCTTAATACCCATGTCAGCCATATCATTAATTGTTAATGTATAGTCTGGTTGAAAGAATGGTAATATCTGTTCTACAATCTGTAGTGCGTCATCTGAATTTTTTGCCATTGCATATAAAGTAAAGTTTATATTATATGGTACTGGCATATACTGTGTATCTAATTTATCTGCATCATTAGCAGATGTTTTTACTTTTCTAAATTTTTGTACACGATTTAATTTTCTTGAAGGGTCATAAGTAATCCCATTCATTTCAAAACCAAGTCGTGGTAATGTAACAGCAACTTTAGATGCAAGAGAAGGATCAGAGTTTAATCTTGCAAGGAACTTTTGTTGCGGCCCATATGCAAGTGGTACTTTCATAGATTGTACTACAGCACCAGAACTATTCTTTCGTACTATCTGAATGTTATTAAATAGTGTTCCAAAAGAAACAACTATTTTTCGCATTGTTTCGTGATAAAATTGTTGTCCTAACATTATATATTCTCCTTATTCATTATATTTATTATGCAATAGTAGCAATTGGTGATGCAAGGCATTCTACTTGCCAAACACCATCTGTAGCATCATCTGTTAAACAAGTTATTCTTGCTCTTGAACCAACTACTGTACTATTTACAAATGTAAGTGCATCACCAGCATTATCAAGAACTGCATTTGCAGCAGTACCACCAGCAAGACTTAATGCACCGACAAAGTTCCCACCAGAACCATGTATATTAACAATTGTAGTTTTATCACTTGCAACAGCTACTCTAACAACAAGGTCATAGTATATGCCTGGATTTGTTGTAGCGGCGTTAGGTAAATTAATTACGTTATTTTCTGTACCATCAATTAATATTGTCGCACCAGATTGTGCAGCTGTTAAAGAAGCAGTTACAGCAGAGTTAGTATTAAAGTTAGTAACTATTGTTTTTCTACCAGCAACTGAACCACCTGTAATTGCACCAGTTGTAGTAATTGTACCAGCACCAGTATCAATACTTGTAAATCCTGAAGTAATACTACCAGAGTCTAATGCACCTACTGATACTAAACCAGTTGCAGTAGTTATTGAATTTTGTGTTGCTGTAGAAACTGTACCAGCTAAGTTACCAGTTACATTTCCTGTTAAAGCACCAATAAATCCTGTAGCAGTTATTTTACCAGTACTTGGATTATATGTTAATGTTCCATCAGATTCTAATCCAATATTACCACCATCAACATCTCCACCAGCAGTAAATATAATGGCATTACTTTCATTTGTAGATTCGTTATCTGTTATTGTAACTGTTGTTGCAACTGTGGCAACATCTGCTGTACCTGTAACATCACCAGTTATATCACCAACAAATGCAGTTGATGTAATACTTGTCGCACCAGTAACTACACCAGCATCAATAACAATTGTACCATCAAGAACAATTTGTTGACCACTTAGTGGTGTAATTAATAAATCAGTACCAGCAGTAGAACTTATTGTATTAGTATTAATGTTAATATTATCTACTTGTAACGCAGTAAGAGTTCCTACTGAGGTAATAGCAGTTTGAGCTGCACCTGTAACAGTTGCTGCTGTACCAGATGCGTTACCTGTAACATTACCTGTTAATGCACCAGCAAATCCTGTAGAAGTTATTATACCAGTACTTGGGTTATATGTTAATGTTCCGTCTGACTCTAAACCTAAATTACCACCATCAACATCACCACCAGCAGTAAAGATAATTGCATTACTCTCGTTAGTAGATTCATTGTCGGTAATAGTAACTGTTGTTGCGATTGCAGCAGTACCAGATGTGTCTTGATTACCAGCAGCATTTACGCCAGGCAGATTGATGTTTCCAGTACCATCAAAAGATACTCCACCAATAGTTCTCGCAGTTGCTAATGCAGTTGCAGTTGCAGAAAGTGCTACAGCAATATTTGCAGTACCATCAAATGATGTACCACCAATTGTTCTTGCAGTTGCAAGAGCAGTAGAAGTAGCAGAAAGTGCTACAGCAATATTTGCAGAACCGTTAAATGATGTACCACCGATTGTTCTTGCAGTTTCAAGTATGGTGGCAGTAGCTGCATTTCCAGTTGTATCTTGATTAAGAGTTCCAATAACAAAATCTAAAGTATTGTCAGCATCATCATAACTTACTGTAATTCCAGTTTCCGTATTACTTCCAACCATTGCACCAACTGTATCTGAAATTGTTTCAGCAAGTGTTGTACCATCAATAGTAATTGCATCAGCTTCTAGTGTTCCATCAATATCAACATCTCCAGATATATCTAAATCTGCCATAACAGCAGTTCCAGTTATATTTGGTGTAGCAATAGTTGGTGTAGTAAGAGTTATTACTGAAGCAGTTGCACTAATGCCAGTACTTAATGAAGATGCATCTCCAATCAGAGTATAAATCTCTGAAAAGTTATCGTTAACTTTATCAGCAGCTACTCTTAGGTTGTCACCAGTACCATCATTAGTAGTACTACCTAATCCAAGTGATTGTAATGCCATTATGTTCTCCTAAAATTGTTTAGCATATTATTGTCCTGAATTCCCAGCATCGCCAAATGGATTACTTTCTGAAAAGTCTAAGATATCGTCATCTAATGAATCAAATAATTCATTCTGAGCAGTTGTATCTGTACTGCCATCTCCTACTATATAGTCCTCCTGAATTAAGTATTCTGGATTACCAGTATCGGCTGCATTTTCAAGAAGGATATTTGTACCAAATGATGCTGGGTCTGTAGCAACCAATGTTGAATCCAAAGTAATAGTTGTTTTATCAAGTGTAAATGGTCTATCTAAACTTAATACTTCACCCACAATACTTGGTTGTTCTAATGTAAATTGGTATTCAGCAGTACTTACACTTAAATTATCTTCTATCGCATCTATCTCAGCAATACCAGTATCAATAATTTCTTGACTATATTCATACTGTTTACATCTTAATTTGTAGACTGGGTTATTATCTAATTGATGAAAGGGTTCATCATGGTCTACAAAACTTACTTCAAAAACTTTTGTTAGTACTGGGTGATAAACTAAATCACCCTCTAGTGGTCTGTCTGCATCTGTGGCTGCAGTATCTTGTGTGAAGTAAAAACTACCATCACCACTTACAGTTGTTAAAGTAGAAGAATCTCCTGTCTGGTCTATTGTTGCAGTTTCTAATAAAATACTACCACCAGTTGTATCCGTACCAGATTCAATCTGAAGCTGTCTATCTAAAACTTGAAATCTTTCTTTAGATACTACAAAGGTAATCTCATTACGATTTTCTAAACCAAACTGAGTCATGATTTCTTTGTCGCCTGCATAACCCTCACCATCTTCAACATACATCTCAATTGGGTGTTGTGTGTTGAATTGATTTAAGGTATCCTCACCAAACAAAGTATCTTCGTTTACAGATTGTCTATCCATATAATAGACATCATGTCCGTATATCTGAATTGCTTCTTTGATTAAGTTCTGATAGAGAGTCCTCTCAGATGCAATCGAAGATAAATTATTTGTGTGAAATGCACTATTAACAGCCATTGATTATCCCTTTATCATTAAGTCTGGGTATTGCATCAAGTCTATCTTGTCTTCTAACTTTTGAATTTCTTCTAAAGCTTGTGTGTAAATAGTTTCACCATTCATAGTAACACCACCTAACATTGCAACACCACCAAACTTAGAAAGGTTTGCACCCCATTGTTGTTTGATAAGAGCTGTCGTATATCTTTTTAGATGGATATCATCAAACATATCTGTGTATGAAGCTGGGTCTACTTTTCTATAACATTCTATAAGAATAAACTCACCAACATTTACACTTTGCCAATCCATATCCAAGTACAAACGATTTTGATGTTCGTTGAAACGAATAGGAACTTCACCTGTCAATATGTGAGATA